TCAAAGCCCGAAGTCATGCTAATGCTGTGGACCTCGACCTTCATACCGCTTGAGTACCGAGCGCAACTATTCAGGGACGCGCGGGCCATGATCGGACCGCGCGGGGCGCTGTTCGTCGCGGACAAGTTGCGCGGGCAAACGGCAGCGTTCCAGACCGCGCTGGCGAGTGAGTACGCCAACTGGAAGCACAGCATGGGCTATAGCCCGTCAATGATTGACGCGAAGGCTCGCGCGCTTGAGGGCGTTCTAGTCCCGATGAACGCGCCCGAACAGAAGGCGCTGATCAGCAACGAGGGCTGGAACGTCGAGGAAGTGACGCGCTACCTCGGGTTCGCATCGTGGTACTGCCTGCCACGGTGACTCCGGACCGGACGCGCACGCAGGGGATAGCGGTGGAGAACTTTCAGTGGTGAGCCGGTAGACCGGCGCGGCATCCTCCGAACGCGCGCCCCCGGGTTAGACCTTCGCCCCCCCCGAGGGGGCCGGGAAGCCCCGGGAAGGCCCCGAGCGGCCCGGGAAGGCCCCGAGCGGCCCGGAAGGCCCCGAGCGCCCGCCGGCGCCCCGGACGGCCCCGAGCGCCCGCCGGCGTAGGGCCGGCGGGTCCGGCGGTAGCGTTGCCGGGCCGGCGGTGATAGCATCGCGATATGCCCGGACCGCCCCCCAAGCCCACCGCAGCGCTTCGCCTGTCCGGGTCGTGGCGTGCGAAGGCGCGAAAGCGCGAGCCGGAGATGCCGCTCAAAGTTCCCGAAGCGCCCGACTGGTTGAGCCCCGAAGCGGCTGCGCAATGGCAGGAACTGACCCGATGCCTTGCGCCTATGCGAGTGCTAACGGACGCGGACGCGCTGGCGCTCGGGCAGTTCGCGGAATACCTCGCGCGCTGGCATAAGGCAACGCAGGCGCTTGCGAAGTACGGGGACGTGCTGCCCGTCAAGGATGCCAACGGACAAGTGATCGGTATGCGCCGGTCCCCATGGGTTGGCCTGCAACTGGACTACGGGCTAATGATCCGCCGGCTCGCGCAGGAGTTCGGCATGACCCCATCAGCCCGCAGTAGGCTTACGACCGGCGATGACCAAGCGCAAGCCGCAACCTTCAGCCGCAACAAGGCGCTCGCGTCGTAAGCCCGACGCGTGGTCCGCTGAAGCCTTCAACATCCTGCCCAAGTACGACGCGATCGCCACGCGCGGCGATTCGGTTTGGGAACCCAAGGCCGCACGGCACGCGCTGTCGTTCATCGAATCGGTCTGCCGTCACACGGAAGGCGTATGGGCCGGAAAGCCATTCGCGTTGCTGCCGTGGCAACGCGCGCTCGTCGGCAACCTATACGGCTGGCTGCGCCCGGACGGCACGCGGCGCTATCGACAGGCGCACGTCCTAATCCCTCGCAAGGCGGGCAAGACCGAACTTGCTGCCGCGCTGGCCTTGTACCACTTGCTGGCCGACGATGAGCCGACGCCCGAGGTGGTCGGCATCGCACGGGATCGGTCGCAGGCCAAGTTGTGCCTCAAGCGCGCCATGGCGATGAGCGAGCAGCATCCAGCCATGCGGACTATGGTGGAGCAGTACACGGGCCGCTTGGTAGCCCCGCAGATCCACGGTGTCTACAAAGTTCTGTCGGCAGACGCTCCGAGCGCGCACGGACTCAACGTGTCAGCCTGCATTGCAGACGAGATCCACGCCATGGAGAACCGCCGCGAACTTTGGGAAGCGGTAATGACCAGCATGGGCGCGCGGTCCCAACCGCTGATGCTGTCCATCACGACGGCGGGCGTCCTGCGCGAGTCGCTTGAGCATGACCTGTTCCAGTACGCCATCAAGGTCTGCGAACGCACGGTGGACAACCCGGCGTTCCTGCCGTGCCTGTACTACGCGGACGCGGACGATGCGTGGAACGAAGAGGCAACGTGGCGCAAGGCGAACCCGTCGCTAGGACATACGACTACCGTTGACTGGTACAAGAGCGAAGCGCAGCGCGCGCATGACCAGCCGTCGTATGAATCGCCCTTCCGAACCTATTACCTGTGCCAGCACATCACGGCTGCCGAGCGCTGGCTTCGCATGGCCGATTGGGACAAGTGCAAGGCCGACACATTCAGCGAAGAGGACCTCAAGAAGTTGCCGTGCTTCATCGGACTCGACCTCGCACAGACCACCGACTTGTCGAGCATCTGCGCCCTGTGGCTGGACGGGCAACGCATGCTGGTGCGGTCATGGAACTTTGCGCCCGAAGAGGGCGCGATACAGCGCAGCCGGCGCGACGGTGTCCCGTACCTTGAGTGGAGCCGAAACGGCTGGCTTACTTTGACCGATGGCGACGTTACCGACTACGCCTTCCTGCGGCAGCGCGTACTTGACCTGTGCAAGACCTATCGAGTCCAGACCGTAGCCTATGACCCGTACAACGCGCAGAACTTGGCAAACGAACTGGAGCAGAAGGGCATCAATGTGGTCCGGTGTCCGCAGTCATTCCTGCAGATGAGCACGCCGACACGGATGCTGGAACGGGCCGTAGTGGGAGCGACCCTTGCGCACGAAGGCAATCCAGTGTTGACTTGGGCGGTGTCCAACACCGTGCTAGACCGCGATGCCTCGGGCAACCCGCGACCATCGAAGCGCCGAAGTGTCGAGCGCATCGACCCGGTCATTGCTTGTACGGTCGCCATTGCCGCGTCACTTCATAGCGAAGCGGTCAAGGACAACATTTACGAGAAGCGGGGACTCATATGGCTGTGAAGAAGCGAGCCAAGGCCGCGCGCGCGGTGAAGCAGACTACGCCGGCGGGGCAGCCAATCTCAAGTGGCGTTCAGGTCTACACCGGCATGTACTCGGACACCGGGCAGGCCATTACGCCGCAGGCGGCGCTGGCGTGCTCGACCGTCAATGCATGCGTACAGGCCATCGCAACGGAGTTGAGCAAATTGCCGTGGTCCGTGATGACCGACGGAGATAGCGGTCGGTCCATTCTGCGCACGCATCCGGTCCATCGGTTGCTGCGACTGGAAGCGACGCCCTACATGAGCGCCATGGTCTGGCGGGAACTCATGCTGACCAGCGCGTGCCTGACGGGCAACGGCTACTCGCTGATCGAGCGCGACGCTGCTGGCAGGCCGATGGCCCTTCACTACTTGCGCCCGGACCTCATGCTGGTCCAGCGCATGCCGGACGGGGAACTGGCCTACATCTACAGCGGCATCGTGGACAGCGGGCGCGCGGTCTATTCGAGCCACGACATCTTTCACTTGATGTGGATGTCCCCGGACGGACTGCTTGGCTACTCACCGATCAGCCTTGCGCGCCAAGCCATCGGCGTGGCGCTTGCCGCAGAAGCCTTCGGCGCGTCGTACTGGCGCAACGCCAGCAGGCCGAGCGGCATCTTGTCCACCGACAAGGAACTGTCCCCGGACGCCATTATGCGCATGCGGGAATCGTGGGAGCAGCGAATGCGCGGCGTGAACAGCGCCGGAGCCGTAGCGGTCCTTGAGCAGGGGCTCAAGTACCAACCCATTAGCCTGTCGCCGGCGGACAGCCAGTGGCTTGAAGGTCGTGGCTACCAGCGCGAAGAGATCTGCAGCATCTTCCGCGTCCCGCCGTCGGTCATCGGCGTCGGCAACAAGCAATCGTACGCGAGCGCCGAGCAGGCTAACCGCGAGTACGTCACCAACTGCTTGTCATCGTGGGCCGCGCGCCTCGAAGCGGAAGCGCAGCGCAAGTTGTTCCGACGCGATGAGCCGCTGGCCACCGAGATCAGTTTTGATGCGCTTCTGCGTGCGGACTTGATGACCCGCTACCGATCGTTCAGCATCGCGCGGCAGTTCGGGTTCATGTCGGTCAACGAGATCCGCGCGGAGATTGGCAGGCCGCCGATCGGCGCAGCGGGCGACACCTATCTGCAGCCGGTGAACATGGTGCCAGCCGCTACCCCATACGGCGGCGACAACTTCACGGACATTACGAAGCCCGCGCCGGACCCGGACGCAATGCCGGACGAGTCCAACGATGACACGGGCGAGGAGCGCGCGGTGGACTTCGCCCGGGCGGACTCTCACACTCCGACCGAGGAGATGCGCGAGGAAGCACAGCGAGGGCTCGACTGGCGCAGCGAGCATGGCCGGGGCGGGACCGAGGTTGGCATAGCGCGCGCCCGGGACATCGTGAACGGCAAAGACCTGCCGCTCGAAACCGTGCAGCGCATGGTGTCGTTCTTCGCGCGGCACGAGGTTGACAAGCAGGCCGAAGGCTTCAGCCCGGGCGAGAAGGGCTACCCATCCAACGGTCGCATCGCTTGGGCTCTGTGGGGCGGTGACCCGGGCAAGGCATGGGCGGAGTCGATCGCAGACGCGGCGGACCGTGATGAACTTGCTAGACAGATCGGTCTCACCTGAATACTGTGCCGGCCATGTCGATCATCGAACTCGAACACCGCTTCATCACTCCGCGCCTGACCACGCGCGCGAACTGGTGGACCGATGAAGAAGACGAAGACGAAGGCGAAGACCGCACGCCGCGCCTGACGGGCTATGCCAGCACCTACGGCCAGCCTTACGATGTCGAAGGCGTGCGCGAGATCGTCGCCGCTGGCGCGTTTACGCGCTCGCTGCGCGAGCGCCCGGATGTCTTTGCCTTGCTCGGACATGACATGGGCCGGGTCATCGCGCGCACCAAGAACGGCAGCATGAAACTGGTGGAAGACGAGCGCGGCCTGCGCGTCGAGATCATGCCGCTGGACACCACCGAAAGCCGCAACGCCTTCGAGATGGTCCGCACGGGCACGCTCGACGCGATGTCGTTCGGCTTCTCCATTCGCGAACAGAAGTTCGACATCGAGGGCAAGCAGGTCACGCGCACGCTGACCGATGTGGAACTCTATGAGGTCAGCCTTGTGGCC